ATTAATAGTTCCAGTATGATAAGAACCTGTTGTGTTAGCAATGAATGAAGAACCTACAGTATGTGAAGCAGCATTAACTGTGCCGGTAGATTTGTCAAATGTAAACGATGAGACAGCATTTGCTACACCAGAATCATTGAATACAACTTGAGTGTTTGATCCAGCAACAGGTCCTTGTGAGCCTGTGTAACCAATATCACCCTTAGAGCCTGTATATCCTAGCGATCCTGTGTAACCAATATTACCCTGATCGCCCTTAGAGCCAGTATATCCTAGTGATCCAGTGTAACCTACTGACCCATCGTAACCTGTGTTACCTTTGGATCCAGTGTAACCAATATCGCCTTTTGATCCTGTATAACCTACTGAACCATCATAGCCTGTATCACCTTTGGATCCAGTGTAACCTATATCACCTTTAGATCCAGTATAACCGAATGAACCATCGTAACCAGTATCACCTTTAGATCCTGTATAACCTATGTCACCTTTTGATCCGGTGTAACCTACTGACCCATCGTAACCTGTGTTACCTTTGGATCCAGTGTAACCAATATCGCCTTTAGATCCGCTGTAACCGAATGAACCATCATAGCCTGTATCACCTTTGGAACCAGTGTACCCGATATCACCTTTAGACCCTGTATAGCCAAATGATCCGTCATAGCCTGTGTCGCCTTTTGATCCTGTGTATCCGATATCGCCCTTTGATCCAGTATAGCCAAATGATCCGTCATAACCAGTATCACCTTTGGATCCAGTATAACCTATCGACCCATTGTAACCAGTATCGCCTTTGGATCCTGTGTAACCGATATCACCTTTAGAACCAGTATAACCTAGTGAACCCGTATAACCGATATCTCCTTTGGATCCTGTGTAGCCTATCGAACCATTGTAACCAGTATCGCCCTTAGAACCGGTGTAACCAGTAATACCTTGTGATCCCGTGTAACCGACAATACCACTAGTTATTGCTAGAATTATTTTTGTATTGTTGGAAAAACCACTTCCCGCGCCTGCTCCAGCAGAATCAATCAATGTAACGGGAAAGTCCCACCAAGCATCGGCGCCAGAAGTTTGTCTTGTTCCATCTGCTGTCAATTGCCAAACTTGATAGTCGCCGCTATCAGATATATCTTGAATTGTTATTTGTTGTGTTTCTTTTAACAAATCTAAGAAAACATCAATGTCAATATTCAATTGATCCAAATGACTTACTGATATTGTGTTGGCGCTTGTTTGTGTAGCATTATTCCAAGAAATATTTCCGTTACCAGGATATCCTGATGTTGATGTTGTTGTATTATATTCATAAATTGTTGATGATACACCAGCAATGCCTTGTGAACCATTGTAACCAGTGTCGCCTTTAGAACCAGTGTAACCGATATCACCCTTTGAACCTGTGTAGCCTATATCGCCTTTAGATCCCGTATATCCGAATGAACCATCATAGCCTGTATTACCTTTTGATCCATCGTAGCCTGTATCGCCCTTTGATCCAGTATAGCCAAATGATCCTGTATAGCCTGTATCACCTTTTGATCCATCGTAGCCTGTATCGCCCTTTGATCCAGTATAGCCAAATGATCCTGTATAGCCTGAGACACCAAATGATCCATCGTAACCTGTATCGCCTTTGGATCCAGTGTATCCTTTAGAGCCAGTGTATCCGAATGATCCATCGTAGCCAGTATCACCCTTAGAGCCTGTGTATCCAATGTCTCCTTGTGACCCATCATAACCAGTATCACCTTTAGACCCTGTGTAACCAATATTACCTTTGGATCCGGTGTAGCCGAAAGAACCATCGTAACCAGTATCACCTTTAGAGCCTGTGTATCCTGTATCACCTTTGGATCCTGTATAACCTACTGAACCACCGTAACCAGTATCACCTTTAGAACCTGTGTATCCTGTATCGCCCTTGGATCCGGTGTAGCCGAAAGAACCATCGTAACCAGTATCACCTTTAGACCCTGTGTATCCTGTATCGCCCTTGGATCCAGTATAACCTATTGATCCTGTATATCCAAAAGAACCATCGTAACCAGTATTACCCTTAGAGCCTGTGTATCCAATGTCTCCTTGTGAGCCTGTGTATCCAGTGTTGCCTTTAGAGCCATCATATCCCGTATCGCCTTGTGAGCCTGTGTATCCAATGTCTCCTTGTGAGCCTGTGTATCCAGTGTTGCCTTTAGACCCTGTGTAACCAATATCACCTTTAGATCCAGTATAACCGATATCACCTTGTGAACCTGTGTAACCCGTCTCTCCTTCTGCCGCTATGAGTGTCCAAAAAGCGTTTTCTGCTGGGGTGTCACCAACATTCCCGCCATTGGAGTTAATACGATACCAAGTTTGTCCTTCATATGTCGCTATATCGCCGACCGCATATGAACTACCGCCGCTGTAAGCACCAGTAAAATTCCATAGAGCGTCTGCTCCTACTGATCCTGTATAACCGATATCGCCCTTTGATCCTGTGTATCCAATTTCGCCCTGTGAGCCTGTGTATCCAGCGTCTCCTTTGGAACCACCGTAACCAGTATCACCTTTAGAACCTGTGTATCCTGTATCGCCCTTGGATCCTGTGTAACCAATAACGCCTTGAGTACCTTGAGAACCAGTATAGCCTAGCGATCCTGTATAGCCAGTATCGCCCTTGGATCCGGTGTATCCAGCGTCTCCTTTGGAACCATCATATCCTGTATCACCTTGTGAACCAGTATAACCAATGTCTCCTTGTGAGCCACTGTAACCGATACCACCTTGTGATCCTGTATAGCCAGCGTTTCCTTTGGAACCTGTGTAACCAGTGTCACCAATATCACCAGTTCTAGCAAATGTTATTGTTGAAAGAGTGGTGTCATCTAATGAAGTTCTGCCCGACAACCAAGAAACAGGAACTAGAAAATAATTTCCAGTTTCATAGTGTGCGCCAACAATAGAGAACGTAGCAACACCAGCAGCAGTATTTCCTGAAATGCTAAGTGTAAAGTGTCCTTTAATAGCAGAAGTAGAATCGTCAATTGTCGTTAAGAAATTGTAGACGTTTGCTGATTCTGCATCAGAGAAATTGATGTATAATGTGTTTGCTGTTGAAAAATTTGTATTGTTAAATGCTAGATGTCCAGCAGTAGGATCCGTGTTTGCTGTTTCATCACTATAGTAATACTCAAAACCAGCACCACCGAAAGCACCAGTATCACCTTTTGATCCTGTGTAGCCTAGAGAACCAATAGAACCATCATAACCAGTATTACCTTTGGATCCAGTATAACCTATATCTCCTTTTGAACCTGTATAACCTATCTCGCCTTGAGAGCCAGTGTAACCAATTACACCTTGAGAACCGCCGTAGCCTAGTGAACCAGTGTAACCAGTTGCACCAAATGAGCCATCGTAACCTCTTGAGCCTGTGTAACCAGTAGCGCCAAATGAACCGTCGTAGCCTGTGTTACCCTTAGAACCAGTGTAGCCAATTACACCTTGAGAACCGCCGTAGCCTAGTGAACCAGTGTAACCAATTACACCTTGAGAACCGCCGTAGCCTGTGTCACCCTTAGAACCAGTGTAGCCAATTACACCTTGAGAACCGCCGTAGCCTAGTGAACCAGTGTAACCAGTTGCACCAAATGAGCCATCGTAACCTCTTGAGCCTGTGTAACCAATGTCACCTTTATCACCAGTTCTATTGAATATCGAAAGAACTTCTAGGTCATCTAAAAATGAAGTTTCGCCGTTTAGCCAAGCAACAGGAACATGGAAATGATCTACGTCTGCTGTATGTGAACCTGTAATTGAGAAGTATGCATACGATAAATTGTTTGCGTTGTCTTGAAGTTTAAATGATCCTTTGATAGCAGATGTAGAATCATCAATTGTTTCTAGATAATTGTAGTTGTTTGCGCCATTTTTATCTGCATACGCAATATACATTATATTTGCACTTGAAAGATTAGCACTATTGAATTTTAAAGCACCATTAGCAACACTACTATCTGTAGTGTTGGCATCATAATTGTATAAAAATATTGCTCCACCAAATTCGCCTTGTGGTCCTTGTGAGCCAGTATAACCGAATGAGCCATTGTAGCCTGTGTCACCTTTAGAACCAGTGTAGCCTAGTGAACCAGTGTAGCCTAGTGAACCAGTGTAGCCAGTTGCACCAAATGATCCATCGTAACCTCTTGAGCCTGTGTAACCAGTAGCGCCAAATGAGCCATCGTAACCTCTTGAGCCAGTATAACCAGTAGAGCCGTTATAGCCTACGCCAATAGAACCAGTGTAACCGACTGAACCAGTATAGCCAACAGAACCGCCATAGCCAAATGAGCCTGTGTAGCCGATGCTGCCAGTATAGCCAGTGGAACCTTGTGAACCAACAGAACCGCCATAGCCTAGAGAACCAGTATAGCCTACTGATCCGTTGTAACCAGTAGAGCCAGTATAGCCTACTGATCCGTTGTAACCAGTAGAGCCACTGTAACCCGTGACGGTGCTCCAATAAGTTGATGTTCCGTTACTTGTTAGTGCTTGTCCAGCAGTGCCGACTGAGCCATTTGCAGAGATTGCTTTGACAGTAAGAGTGTTTGAAACTTTGACATTTGTGTTGTTTGCGCCAATAGCAAAGATTGCCGTACCATTAGAAGAATAAAGAATACCGTCAGTTAAGTTAAGACCTAACTCTCCTGTATCAATATTGTCTGTTGTTGGAACTTTTCCGGAAACAGAAGTTCTACGAATATAGATATTCGTGTTTGCTGACATATGGCAATCCTTTATTAGATATATATCTATTGGCAAAACAACATAAATATTGACAGTTATATAACTGTATGTTATTATTTATAAAAAGACGAACTAGTGGTTTGAGAAAAAATGGAGTTTTAATGAAAATAACTTTTATTGATTGTCTCGGTTTACCTTATGATGGTTCTACTCTTTCCAAAAGAGGGCTTGGCGGTTCTGAATCCGCTGTAATCTATATCTCTAGAGAACTTGCTAAGATCGGATTTGATGTTACCGTCTATAACGATTGTGACGGAGAAAAAGATTGTTCGCCTGGTATCTACGACAATGTAAGATATCGTCCGATCAGAGAAATTGCTAATGAAAACAATTTTGGTATAGTAATTTCATCACGCTCGGTAGCACCTTTTACCCCGTCACATATCAATAAAACCTTTAAGAGTTTTGTTACCTTACCGAACTTCGATCATATCGTTCCTAACTCTGTTCATAGAGTCTTGTGGCTACATGATACATTTTGCGACGGCGACGATTTGATGGAGGACCTGATCATCCAGAAACGCCTCAATGAAGTATTCGTTCTGTCTGACTTCCATCTAGATTATGTCACGAATTGTCATCATGGTAGAAAGAGGATGTTTGAGGTACTTAAAAAGTACATGTTCCTTACCAGAAACGGTATAGGTAGATATGTAGATTTTGTTGATGTAAGAAAAAAGGATCCAAATCTATTTGTCTATAACTCCTCTGTTACTAAGGGAATGATGCCTCTAATTGACAAGGTTTGGCCAAGAGTACAAGAGGCGATCCCTGAAGCCCGGCTGAAGATCATCGGCGGATACTATAAGTTCAAAGATCAGGATGGACCTGACGCTCAACAGAAGCGATACTATGAACTTATTGAGTACAGCAAAAGTATGGGACTCAATATTGAATTTACTGGTATCATTAAGCAAGATCAAGTCGCTGCTATTATGGCAGAATCGTCGTACATGATTTATCCAGCAGCATATCCAGAGACTTACGGTATCTCTTGTATAGAAGCATTAGCACATAACACTCCATTGATTACCTGTGATTTTGGTGCGCTAGAAGAAACAGCGATTGATTCTGCCTGTTACAAGATTCCATATCCTATCGAACCAAACAGTTTATTTCCTCATATCAATAATGAATATCAAGTAAATGCTTTCGTTGATATGGCAATTCGCGCACACAAAGACAAATATCTTCATCAACAAAAAATGTATGCTTGCAATCAACTAAAAGATATCGTCGGTTGGGATTCTGTAGCACTTCAATGGAAACAACATCTATTCTACAAACTAGGAGAATATCTACCTGTTGACGAATATCATAAAGTTTCTAGAATCAATCACAAAGTCAGAAAGGCTTTTGGTCGTAGATTCATGAATCCAGAGGAACTTCAAGACCCCAGAACAGAAGAAAAACAGATCACAGTTATAACTCCTGTGTATAATTCTGAAAAATATATTCAGAAATGTATTTTTTCTGTTGCATCTCAGGATTATTTGATGTATAATATGGTTGTTGTGAATGATAATAGTACAGATAGAACTCTTGAAGTTATCAAAGAAACTCTAGAACAGTTACCCGAAAAGATCAGAAAAAAGTTCACTGTTGTAAACAACACGGAAAATATGGGTGCTGTCTACAATCAAATTACCAATATTAGAAAGTATAACGATGACAGAATCATCATGCTATTGGATGGTGATGACTCTCTTGTAAATGATCCAAACATTTTCCACAAGTACAATAATTTATATCATGATGGTGCTGAATTTACTTATGGTTCATGTTGGTCAATGATTGACAATATTCCTTTGATTGCTCAAGAATATCCACCATTTATTAAAGAAATGAGACTGTATAAAGATTACAAGTTTAATTGGAACATGCCTTATACTCATCTAAGAACATTCTCTAGAAGACTCTTAGATAACATTCCTGATTATGAATTTAAGAGTTTAACAGGATCGTGGTATAAAGCAGGTGGAGATAATGCTGTGTTCTATTCTATTCTACTCAAAGCAGATCCATCAAAGGTTGTTTGTGTGCCAGAAGTCGTATATAATTATAACGACATGAATCCTCTGAATGACTTTAAGGTTAACTCAAACGAACAAACAAAAAACTCTAAAGAAATTTGTGGTGAAACCAAGACTATTGATATGGAGATATAATGAAAAGCATTTTAATAGCAATTCCTACTGCTAACGATATTCAGCCCGATACATTCAAGTCAATCTACGATCAGATTGTACCTGATGGATATAGAACTCAATTTCAATACTTCTATGGTTATCGTGTAGATCAAGTTCGCAATCTAATTGCAGACTGGACAGTTAAAGGTTTTGATTACCTGTTTGCTGTCGATCACGATATGACTTTTCCACCAGATACACTAGCAAGACTTTTAGCAGCAGACAAGCCGGCAATCTCTGCGGTATATCGTCAACGAAATGAAAATCAAGTATTAGAAGTACATGATTTCTCTTTCAGAAATATTCCTTGGGAAAATCTAAAAGGTAAGGGTGTAGTAGAAGTTGGATCGTTTGGTTTCGGTTGCGTTCTAATTAAGAAGCAAGTTTTTGTTGATATTGGATATCCACAATTCTATTATCATCATGCTCTAGATCACAAAGACACCTTTAGCGAAGATTTAGACTTCTGTAGAAAAGCAAGAGATAAGGGACATTCTCTCTGGGTCGATACATCTATAACATGTGGACATATCGGTAAAAGGACATTTACAGTATCATGACATACACATTTGAAACATACTCAAAAGATTATGCAAGAAAAGAATTTGCTTTGCACGGAGAAGATTGGATTCTTCAACATCTGCAAGGTAAACTAAACACCATTCTAGATGTTGGTTCTAATATTGGGGAATGGACTCGCATGGCAAGAGAGTTCCATCCTGATGCCGAGATTCATACATTTGAAGTTGTATATGAAACTTATAAGAAACTTCTTAATAACATTCCATTAGACTCTAAGATCATTCCTAATGGATTTGGTCTTTCGGATTCATGTGGAACATTACGAATGAAATGGCGGAAAGATCATGACGCTGTAAGCACACATCTCGCTAAACTAGCAGTAGAGAACTTTGAGTGGCGCGAAGGTATTATCTTCACAGGTGATCAATACATCAAGAGCAGATCACTTGGTTATGTTGATTTTCTAAAGATAGATGTTGAGGGCGCTGAAGGTATGGTTCTAGACGGCTTTATTGATTCACTGACAGAAAAAAAGATAGGTATTATTCAGTTTGAATATGGTCTTGCTGCTATTCTAAGCAGATTTCTTTTAGTGGATGCATACGAACTATTAACACCACTAGGATATAATCTTGGTAGATTACATTCTGGTCGAGTTGAATTTAAAGGATATAGTTTATTAGATGAGACTTTTAGTATGAACACCAACAGTCAAGACTATGTTGCTGTACATCAATCTAAGATGCATCTATTCTCTTAGAACTCGCCGCCGTCAATCTCTGTGATGTTGAGATTGTTTGGTGACTGTAGAACGTATGTAGTATTTGCCGAATAATATACTAAAGTATTACCATTATTTTTTTCTGCTTCGTCTACATTACTCAAAGCACCCACAGTGCCTCGAACCGCAAATGAATTTGCGTTAACAAATGTTACTTTAATACTTGATAAGTTGCTTATTGGCATTAGTCTAAAGTGGTTACCTCCGGTGTTACTGTAAGTATTCCTTCAATGATTCTAGTTATTGTACCGTCACTTTCTTTAAGTGCAATGATATCATATACATATCTACCATAATCTAGAGTTGCCGTGGTATTAGCACTCAAATTAAGATTTACTATTCCTTGGGAGGGTGTAGGCACATCTATAACAAAACTGACAGAATTTGATGATGTATACCACTTCTTAAACTTAGCGTAAATATCATAACCAGTAAGATCAATAGGAAAATCGTTATCGTCCGTAATTACCAATTGCGTATTAAACGTTGTGGCTTGATCTACAATAATATTTGCTTTTGCGGCCATTGTTAATACCTATTATTATATATTTATACTTTTAATGACGTTCTTTGGAAACTTACATCCGAAACTGCTGGAGTAGGAGTAACTAATAAATTAACATTACCAGATGCTACATTCACAGAGAATACGCCTTGAATACCATTTGTGCTTAATGTAGCATATTCAGTAGAATATACGTTTGTTCCACCGTCATGTAAAACCATAATTTCTGTTGACTGATATCCTACGGCTGTGTTTACCTGAAGAAAATATTTTGTTGCCCTGCTGTTTGTAAGACCAAAGGAATCTACAATCTGATTGGCACTTGAATTGCAAGAAACTAAACCAGATACAGTCAAAGTAACATTCTGTTGTAAAACATTGCTGCTAATGTTTAATGTGTTTGCAGTTCCAACATTACCACCACGAATATTAGAAACAACAACAAGCGTGTTTGCTGCAAAAATGCCATTCACATAAGCATTGCCGGTAGTGATACCTGCCGTGCCGTTTGCTGTTACGACTTCTGTAGATAACTTATGGGCTATCTCATCTGTCTTATCTATCCAGTCTTTAAACGTATCTGTAGTGATATTTACGTTTGCAGTATTAATTGCCATTTTTGGTCACCAAAATATTTAACATTTGTTTGATATCTTCTATTGACTTTTCTAAGATGTCAACCTTCTTTGCAAGATTATGTTGTTGTGCGCGTCTTGATCTTTCATTCATAAAAGTATTATATTCAGAGTCGTTGTTATTTATTACTGCGCCGCTTCTCAAGTCTCGAATAAGACCTGGTACTGATGTGCTTATATATTTTTTATCTGTCTGTAACCCGGGTCGCATTATGCGCTAACTCCTAATGCACGAATATTGTTAATTCTTGGTGAAACATTGACATTATCAGAAAGAATATCAATTTTGAATTGCATAGTATCAAATGTATCATATTCATTTAGATCAGATCCATAATATCTTACAATATTACCGTTCTGTTGATTGATAAACGCCCCTTGAGGATATTTAAGTACATCAATTTTAAATCCAGAACCAGAAAGACTGTTATTTGCAATCGGGACATTAATATCTAAAGATGTTGCGCTATTAACAATTGATACAAGAGCAATTTGAAACTGTTCTGGGAAAATTGGTGAATATACTTTGATAACATCGCCAGCAGTTAAATCTGTAGAGAAGTTTGTTCCACTACCGACAATTGTAGTATCATTAAAGGTTGTAGTCACAGTACCAGTGAGTGTGGTGTCAATCTGAGGAGAAGATGGAATACCAAAAGCGTATTCTAGATAGTTCTTTGTGGCTGTGCTACTGACTACCGCATTGCTGCTATATAGAGGAACCATTCTTGTCCAATCTTTATCGTCAAATGCTTCTGGATCTTTTGTATTATGAATCTTGATGTAAGGAACAAGATCAGTGCCTGCAGGCTTATATGCTGTGAGATATAATAGAGCATCTTCGGCTGACTTGCCTTGATCAAATGTAATTTTAGTCGTAATGTGTTTAGAAATACAATTGCCATATCTTGTATTTTCATCAGTAACATCATTATTAATGTTGTTCTTACCGACGAACATATCAAGTTTTTCGCCATATAGATATGGACTGTTAAAGACTACGCTATATGAATTATTGGCTTCGCCCTTTTCTGTTAATTCAACTTTTAATACGGCAGATTTTTTTCTATCACCATAAAGATAAGTTGGATTAGAAACTTCATTTGATCTAGACATTACTAGAGCATTATATGTGTCAATCAATTCTAATTTATTGTTGTTGATTTCTTTGAAATTGCTTGTATTTACTTTATATGATCCACCGTCTAATGCGGCAAAAACATATGATAGAATAGCACTACCGTCTGATGGTACAGTAACACCAATTTCTGGTTTAAACTGAGCAGCAGCAATGTTATCAACACTAACGATAGTTGCTGTTGCGCCAGAGATTTCGCCAGCAATTGTGGCAGCACTATCAAACTTTAATGAACTATTTGCAAATGAATCCACTAGATATACTGTGTTTGCTGGTTGATTTGCTGAATACGCTTTAGCAACAGGTGCTACAAAGAAGTTTGCGGCCGCATTTGTATATGAGAAAGGTTCTGTTACAGTTAATGATGTAGCATTAGTAATAGAATTTACTTGACGGACAGAATATGTGCTGCTATTAGCAAACAATACTACATGACCACTAACAGCAACCGCCGTAGAAAAGTTTGTACCATTTCCAGTTAAAGTAGTTCCACCTAAAGTAAAACTTACAGTGCCTGTAGCGTTTGCTTCTACTTGAAATACTTTTTCGCCGCCTGTAAACTTTGCCGTTTGATTTGATACAGTTAAAAACTCAAAGTCTTTATTTGTAAGATAATAAGTTTCTGTATTTGCAGTAAATTTAGCAACTTTAAGTCTGAACTTTAATTGTGTTGAAGCACGAGGAGTTACTGTACCTGCTGTAACATAATCGAATAATTGTCCTTGTGATTCATTTGAGAATCCAGAAAATCCGTTATTAGTTCCTACTAAAGCATCGCCGGTTTTTGCTGTCCACACATCGTAATCAGGATCTTCAAACTTTACTTGAATAGAATATGAAGTATTTGTTTTAACTATAATAGGTTGAGAAAACGTAAATGTTGTTGCTGTAACAGCACCGGTACTTGTTGCAATATTACCATAAGATTCTCTTGTTACAGAGTTCTTATATTCTGCCATACTATTTGGTGCACCGCTGAATGTTGTATCCAAAATTGATACGATAACACCAGGATTTGTTATGCCAGAAGAATTATTTGTTGCGTTTGGTTTCTTTTTAAAAAATAAGTCAACGCCAGACACGAAAGCACTATCTGCTCCATGAAAAGCGTTTTTATCCAAATAAAAAGTTTGAGAAATAATATACATTTAAAACTTTCTCCTAAGCATATCTATAGTCTTAATAAAGTTGTACTAAATTGCCATATTGATCATACCAACCAGCATTTTCGCCTGGTGGGAACAATAACGTTAAGGTTTGTTCAGTCTGAACCGAAGTTTCTTCAACAGGTTCTTCTGAACCTTTCACTATTCTTATGGTTTTTGATGCTTGTGAGTTTGGCGCAGTAAGTGTGCAAACTTTATCACCAGCAAGATTATTTAGTAGACTTTGTGCATAAGAATAATCCGTGATTTGTTCTGGTGTACCGGCATCATAATAGAATGTGAAACTTATTTGTCCACTTC